GCTTTATCCTTGGGATCAACCACGGGCACAAATGCTGCGGCGATCTCCTGAACAACCTCTTTGACGCCCTGAAACGCTCCCTTGAGCGCAGAAAATGCCTTCTCTGGCTGTAATATGGCAAGCATCTGCTTGCCTATTTCTGTGAGCAGATCATTGAAGCCTGACGACAATTGTCGCAATTGCCCGTCAAATGATGCGCCAAATGCGTCAGCGGCTGCCTTAGCCTCTGGTGAATTGCTCGCCCTGAATACTGCGCGTACTGCTGTAGCACTGCTGACCGAGCCTTGCTGCACGGCAGCCATTGCCTCCTCGACCGAGTAGGCATTGCCCGTGACTGCCTCGAGCTCCTGAGCGAGTGCCTCAAATACTTTCAGCCCGCCTCTTTGCAATGTTTTGAGCGGCCCATCAGTGGCGATGGCTGCGCCACGGATCTCAGTGATTGCGGCAGCAACTGACTGAGCACCAGCCGCTCCACCACCGAGCAGCTCGATGGCGTTGCCCGCATTGGCCAAGATCGTTGATGCGCCTGCCGTGCTGATACCAGCAGCGGTAAATTGCTCGAATGCTTTGGCTAGATCCTGCAATGGCACGCCACTGCTGCTACTTAGGTCTCGTAAATCCTTAATAACTTTATTGCCTGCCTCGATTGATTTGGCTGCGTACTGAGCCCGTATCGTCATCGTCTCGAGAGCGCCACCCATTTTTAGGATGGATACGGCACCTTGGATGGGTAGTCCAACAAAGAATTGGAACACGCCGCGTGCCATGTCCAGCAGGCCTTTGACATCGTTTAACGATTTGAGGCCTAGTGACTCTGCTAAGTTTAGTTTTTTCTCGCCTAGCTTGTCTTTTTCTTTCTTCAGCGCCTCGAGCTCTTCTTTGGTTTTCTTGGCTTTGTCGCCTACATTCTTGAGATCTTTGCTGGCATCAGCAGCGCCCTTAGTCAGCTCAGAGCCCTGCCACGCCATTTGTACTGAGAGTTTGGCGATACTAGCCATATGCCTGCTCCCTAGTCATGACCTTGGCCCCAGTCTCTACCAGTGCCGTGAGTGTCGTTCGCTCTGACTCCATCTCCGCGCAGAGATCTCGAGGCAGAAAGTCTGTGATTTTAGCGCCCTTGGACCACGCTGCCATCGGCGCCCAAGCCGCTAGCGCATGCTGTAGGTCGCTGCGGTAGTAGCCCCATGGATCGAGCCGTATGAGTGCGACCCACTCAGCCAGCTCTGTGCTACTCATCCGCTCCTCGATCTCGCCGACCGTCATGCCCAGATGACCAGCGAGCCGAAATAGCACCCGCCTGAGCGGGCGCTTGGCTAGTTTTTTTCCACGTCCTCAGGACGCAGGCCTACCAATTTGCAACTAGCATCCCAGAGTTTATCGATCGACATGGCGGGCAGCCCGCTCACCACTGCGATGTCATTGTCAGCAAATAGTCTCACACCCTGCTCGTCGCAGATGGTGAGCACCAGCAGACGGGCGCGGATGTTGGCGTATCGTGCCGCGCCCTCATTCTCGATCTGCCATGCGTCCCACTGGTCGCGCTGGCCTGCCGTGATCTCGCGCAGGCATACATCTCCGCCCCACTCCGGCACGGAGATGGTCACGATGCGGGGCTTTGCGCCTGCGATAATTGCTGCTCTGTCTAGTGGCATTAGGTGTTGTCCTTGTCGCTCAGTTGCAGTGTCACCGTGTACCTCAGCGCCTCGTCAGTCGCGCCGATATCAGGATACCCGATCTCGCTGATGTAACCATCGTACACTGCGATTGTATCGATATTTGCGCCACCGAGATCGACGGTTACCCGAGTGTGAACCTTGTTGAGCCGACGAGTATCGAGCAGGCTTAACAGGTTGGTAGCAGTCGCGGTATCGTCGAGGTACAGCGTGAATTGCACAGTGCCTGGGTCGTTGCGCACTGGCACGCGCTGCATTTTTGTATCGCTGAGCGCGGTCACATCAGCGAACGTCGTAGATCGTGCATTAGCCGCGATGCTGATCAGCCCGTTCAAAGCTGCTGTAGTGCCTGCGGTGCTGCTGGTCAGCGTCGCGTAGGCTGCGGTCGTTCCCGGTCCTAGTACATTTGGCATGTCGAGACTCCCTTACTGGTATGTGCCGACTACGTCAATTGTAGTCAAGCGTGCTAGCTCGTCGGTCCCATCTCCCCCGAGCTCGGATTGATCCTGCGCTTCCTCGATGCGCCAGTGATGGACTGTCGTGCCGTCTACTGTCTGTCGCCCTGGCGTAGCCTCGATCTGAGCCGCGATCCACACTAGGACGCCCTGCGCACCCGATCGAGTCTCAGCCACTGCCGTCAGCGTAACACGCTCTGTAATGACTGCTGGTATGCCAGAGAGCAGCATCTGTCGCTGAGTGCTGATGCCCTGATACACGACATAGGGCAGCGATGAACCCACTGGCGCATTCTCCGGTGATATGCCACCGGGGATAGTCGTGCCGTAGTCGGTGCGACCGACGAGGTAGGTACGCAGGAGCTTGCCAAGGGCACTCATGTATCACTCCCCATGTCGGGGCTGATTTTGCCCTTGGCGATCAGGTCGTCGATAGCCATCTGGAGATAATCGACGGTGATGTCGGAAACCTGCCCACTATTGGAGTCGAGGGCAGGTCGGAGAAAGGGCTTAGGGCTAACTCTTATTCGCTTATTGCTGGCCCAAATTTTGGCGGTAAATCCATTTTCCACCAAGTGCGCATATTTGGCGGGCTTTATTGTGATAGTGACGTTGCGCTGCGCTTTTTTGGCAGCAGTCGGCTTGTAATAGGCAATGAATACTTTGGCCTCGCTATTGCGCTTTGGCCCAATGATGGCATTCACCGCGCCCTTGCGAGTCGTGGCGACCTTGACGCCGATGCTCTTTTTCAACGCCTGAGATGCACCATACATGCGCACCAATTGATCGCCGACTCGCATTGTCTCTTTTCGATTAGGTGCCTTAGCCTTGGCCACCTTGGCGACCTGACCGCCGACCTTGCGAGCCGTTCGACGTAATGCGGTACGGATAGCTACCGGGAATTTTTTGAGCTTGGCGACCAGCTCTACTAGCCCATCAATATTGAGGGCGCTACGTATAGCCATCACGCACCCCCAGTTGTGGTGGTGGTTGTGGTAGGTGCTGCCGTTGTGGTGGTCGTTGTCGTCGTGGTCGCTGGCGCATCTGACTCGACCTGCACAGCCGTGATCTTGAGGTGTTCATTGAGTCCGTCAACGGTGCTTAATCCCACGATATTGAGCGTGATCGCTCCGTAGATCACGCGATGAGTCGGCAGCACATCGGTGCGGTATCTCATCGTGACCGTGTAGGTCGTGACTGATGACTGCATGAGAGCGCTCTGCGGCTCGCTGCCAGGAGTCGACACAACGCTGGCCCAGACGGTCGCATAGGTCGCCCAAGTGCGGATCGCCTGCCCGTAGTCATCGAGCGCATCGGTCGCAGCCTGCAAGGATACGCGACGGCGCATGTCTCCTACTACGGTGCTGGCGGGCATCAGCTATACCCTCCATCGGAGTAGAGCCTGAGCACGCTATCGACTGCCAGCGGCACTTCAGATCCAAACGACCCGACTGCTTCTCTGTGCTCGTACCAATGCGCGACGAGCATCATGATGGCGAGGCGCAGGAGCTGCGGTATGCCCGTGCTGGCTGAGCCATACCCTGCGATCCAGTCGATCTCGATTGCGCCACGCTGGAGCGGGTAGGTGACCGGCCAAATGCCGCTCGGTGGCAGCACGAGCAGCGGCGGGTTGTTGTCGAGCAAAACTTCAAAATCATTGGCGGCATACGTCATCGTCTGCTGATTACCATCACCGTCGTAGTATCGGATGCGCGGTGTGATGTATGCGATGCCGGTCACGAGATTAGCCGCAGCCTCGATCGCAGGCGACCTTGGCAGCTCGATGTCGTACGGCCAGTTGTCCATGGTCAGTCGGTATGCGGTGTAGATCAGTGTGCGGCTAGTGTAACGCTCTACCATGTCACGTGCCGCGCTGATCATCGCAGTGATGAGCGTATCATCGTCGCTCAGATCCACGCGCATATGCAGCTTCGCCTCAGCCAGTGTGACTGGCTCAGCGGTACCACGCGCAAGGATCTTGATATTCATCTCTTCTCCACGTTTTTACGACGCTTAGTGTCTGCGATGTCTAAAGGTGGTGGAGCCGGTGCTGCTGGCTCCTGATAGGGCTCGGCGAGCCCAGCGGATACGAGCCGCTGGGCGTCATCGCCAACAATATCCAGAACCTCACCGGGCATGTAGCTCACGAGAGTGCCTACGCAGTGGATGAGTATTTTAACTCTCATGAGCTTGCCCCACATTAGGTTGCTGGTTGAGTGATACGGACGATCGCGGCGGACTGAGCCACCTTGGCGTCAGACCTACGAACTGCCATAAAGCCAGTCTGATAGGCATCAGCATAGCGCTCGTTCATGCGGATGATTTCGATATCACCGGCATCACGGATGTAGTACTTGCTGAAATCGCCGAACAGAACAGTTTTGGCGTTGGCAGCGATCGAGCTGGCCATTGCGTTATTGACGATGACTGGATAGCCAAGGAGCCGCGGTGCGTTGCCGTTCAAGAGGTCCAAGAACAATGGACGGCTCTGTGAGTCGGCCAATTGCAGGATGGTAGACCAGATCGACTGGTGCATCATCCATGCGCCATTTTGCTGGTATCCGTAATCGAGGGCATTACGGCATCCCATGATATTGGCGAGCGTGATGGTCGTCGTGGTCGCGCCAGCAACACCAGCGCTGGAGCCGGTGACTACACCCTGAGGAGCAGTCGTGCCGTTACCAGTTGCGTGGTCGGTCGCCTCTTTGCGGCCAAGACGCTCGCCGAGGAGACCAGCAACTTCGGTCGCAAGATCCAAACCGGAGTCACGTAGGAGCTCATTGCTGAGCAGCACCAGAGACTCGGTGCGGTATGCGCCGAGGATGATCTGACCGAAGGTCATATCGGTAGCGGATGGTGCGGTGTTTTCCGCGCCGATCGCACCCGGGTTGCCCGAGTCGTCGATCGTCGGGAAGGGCAGGCTGTTACCCGACTCGGTGCGGATGACGCGAGCAACATCACGAAGAGGGTTGAAGTATACAATTTTCTTTTCCAGCTCGGCGAGAAATCCCTGCGGGATGGTGTAACCACCGGCACTGGAGCTGGTCGAGTTGGCGCGAGTCAACACGATGCGGTTGGAGCCCAGGTTGAGCCCTGAGCGCTGAGCTGCTGAGCGGTGCTCAGGGCGAGCATCGTTGCCCAAGAACCAGCCGCAAAGAGCTGTTTCCCGGTCCCGATTGGCGCGCTTGTCGTCAAGGTCGCGGGTGAACATTGGCACGCCCACTGGTGCTGGGCGAGTGCGGCGTGAACTCGCGCTGAGCACATCGTTGAGACGTGCGCGAGCTGCCTGCTGCTGAGTTGCTGGATCTGCTGCTGGCGCTTCTGCTGGTGCCTCTTCGCCGGAAACCTCTTCGGCCATTGCTAGCTCGATAGCCGCGATGCGAGCATCGTGGTCTGCGATGAGAGCAACGATTTCATCCACCTTTGCAGTCTCTTCAGGCGTCCACTCACGGGTCGCTGCCGACTCGTGGTAGCCCTTGGCCTGCTCTACTAGACGTGCTCGCTCTGCGAGCAGGTCGCGACGTGATACGCTCATGCAATCCTCCCTGCGCAGCCGAGCTGCGACATAAGTAATCTTCGGCCTCTCAAATGTACGCTCAGTCTTAATTGACTGGCGCTCCACTGATCACGCGACCGTATCGCGACCGTGGTGTCCGGGTAGGCGGGAATGGTGACAACGGAGACCTCGATGAGCTCGACATCTGTCACAGTCCGCACTCGTACTGTTTCCTCGATTGTCCACTCGTCAGCTTTGACGATAAATCCAAACGACATCTGGTTGACATCGCCGCGCTGAATGAGTGCTAGCAGATCCTTGGCATAGCTGGTGTCTGGCGGATAGATCTCAACGCCAAGGCCATTTTTGTCGGTGCTCAGTTTGAGCGTGCCCGCGGATCTGCGACCTAACACGAGCGATGAGTCGTGATTGACCAGAGCTCGCACATCCGCGGACTTATCCTCAAGCGTGCGAGTAAATGCCTGCGGTGCTATGCGCTCGCGGAAACCGCCTAGATCTTCGCTGAGCGGCCCGTAGACGCTCGCATAGCCCATCAGTCGGCCAGCATCAGATGAGACGGTAGAGAGTAATCTACGCTCCATTGTCGTCCTCCCTATCCATCTGGCCTGCTATTTTGTTCGCCCATGTTCGCCCGGCATCTCCGCCCCATAGCGCCCAGGCAATGCGGCCAGCGCTCGGGAAACCGTCTTGACCGGGCGACCAGCCCTCGCCCTCTGAATCAACGGCATGGCGGGCAAAATAACTCACCATCCGTCCGATTGTGTCGGGGCTGATGTTGCTGCCATTGCTGAGGTCTCTGGCTCGAGCAACGCCCACCTCAGTGCCACCGCGACCATATTCGGCTCGCCACGCTAGACCTCGAGCGGCTTCCTCGCGCACTCCGGCAGGTGGCGAAAAATCAATATTGTCGTATTTTGCTCGACGCTCAGTTGGCATCGATCGCTCAGTCTCTGTTTTGCGCAATGGCAGAATCGGTCGCCATTTGATGCGCCAACCATGGCGTCCACCTGGGCGGCTCGGTGGCACAAGCTCACGCTCACGCTCGATACCGCAGACACGGCAGCGATTGGTCGAGCCATGCTCGCAGCTCGGGATCTGGTGCTCGGTCATGGCGAGAGCCAGAGCGATCACGGCATCGCTGGCATATGCCTCAAGGTCGTTGGTCTCTGCTGGTGCCGGTGGTGCTGCTGGCAGCGCTGTAGGATCGACGACGACTGGCGCAACAGTAGGATCAGCAGGCGGTGCCTGAGCTCCACCCATCGACGATACGGGTTGCATGTTGAGCGGCTGGAGAAATACATCTCCACCCTCGATAGGGTCGAGCTGCTCGAGCGCTCTGATCTCATTGACGGAGAGCCAGCCCCAGTTGCGGCCAATGGCGTAGGCGCTGTATCGAGCAGCGAGGTCAGTACGCAGCAACCCCTCGACGCGATGCTCGACGTAGTAGCTGCTGCTGATCGGCAGGAGCAGTTTGTTGCGAACCTCTTGCTCGATACGGACTAGCCAAGGGCGCAATGTTTCGCTCAGGAACGCTTGGTTTTCTTGCTCGAGCGAGCTGTAGGTCGAGCCGCCAGTTGCTCGCAGTTTCGATACTGGAATGTTGAACCAGCGGGCAATCTCCTCGAGCTGAAAGCGTCTCGTCTCGAGGAACTGCGCATCGTCAGGCGGTATCGCAGTCGTGGTCCATTTCATGCCCTCCTCGAGGATTGCTACTCGTGAGGCATTATCGATGCCGGAGTGCAGTCGTTCCCAATCACCGCGCAGGCGACCGCGGGCATCGTCGCTGAGCCTGCCGGGATGCTCTAGCACGCCGGATGGTCGAGCGCCACGGCCAAAAAATGATGAGCCAAACGACTCAGCAGCGATGCCTAGCCCGATCGAGTCTCGAGCCAGCGAGACAACGCTGGCACCAACGTAGCCGTCACCGCCTGGGCCGCGTAGATGCAGTACGTCAGATGCTGGTATGTAGGTCGGGCGAGCGTGGTCCGAGCGATAGATATATTGTAGGTCGCCGTTTTCGGATCGCCCGACTTTCATATTCTCCGCTCGCAGCAGCCATAGGCGCGTTGGGCGGCCGATCGTGTCTCGCTCGATCTCGCAGTAGCCATTGCCCCACGTGAGAGCCTGCGCAAGCCATTGCTCGCGCAGTTGCATCGAGGTCATTTCTTCGTTGGGGGCAAAGCGCAGGAGGTCGGCCACCATCATGTCATCAGCGATAATCCGCCCATTTGCAGTCTGCTGATATACGTGAAACGGCAGGCTAGAGATGGTCTCGGAGATAATGCGGACGGCTTGCCAGAACGGCGCATAGCTGAGCGCTGATGTCTCTGATACTTGCACACCAGCGCTGCTAACTGCGCCACCGTAGAACGCTGTGAGCGCAGGATCTCGCAGGCTTGGGCGATTGCCCATGCGCAGCGTGAATATGCTCTTGATGCGATCGATGATCGTCATATGAGAGTCATCCCCCGCGACTCGTACACCGATGGGGCACCTCGCCCAATCGCTCCGCCTGCCTCACCAACTCGAGATCGTGCGACTGCCATGATGCTCGCCACCAAGGCGTCGATCTTTTCTGAGCTCTTGGCCTTGCTCGGTTTGATGTTTCCGGCGGCGTCTGACTCTATCGAACAGTTGCCCAGACACCACCGCAATACCGGATTGCCGTCATGCCTCAATTTTCTCGCCATGACTAATGTCTCAAAATCTTTAGCGGCTGGGCTCATGCTTGCATAACCCTGCCCAAACGACACGATATTGAGGCCATCGCTCTGCATCTGCTGAGCCAGTTGGCTAGCGTTCCAACGGTCAATTGCGATATCGACGACTCGATACTGTGCACATAATTGCTTGATCCGCGTGTAGACATCCTCGTACTCGATCACATCGCCATCGGTGACGTTGATGTGCCCGCTCGCATGCCATTGGTCGTAGCGCATGCGATTGGTGCGCTCACGTTGTTTGAGAGCGCCACGAGGTGCCCAACATGTCGGCTCAATCCAGATCGTGCCATCGTCGAGAGGAAACGCCAGGACAAACGCCGAGAGGTCCATGGTGCTGCTCAGGTCGAGCGCACCATAACACAATCGGCCATCGAGATCAGGTCGAGGGCTGCGGCATGCGTCCCATGTCTCGGGTGCGATCCATCGTGTGATTGTGTCGGTCCACTCGCAGAGATGGAGACGGCGAAATGCTAGCTCGCGGGCAGGTGATTGGGCGGCGTCCATGGCGGCTTGGTGCATGTAGTCGGGCAGCACGGATACGCCATATCCGGGGTTTGCTGCTCGCCATGTTGACTCATCTCGCCACGATGCCCCGTCTGGCGCTCGATACAGAACGGGCAGGAAACTGTGATCGACCAGCGAGCCATCAGCGACCGACCGGGCATGCTGGTGCATCTCGTAGCAGAGTGAGTTGCGATCGTGCCCTGCGGTCGTGATCGCCACGGTGAGCGGCTGCCTGCGCGATCCTACGCTCGTCGTGAGCACATCCCAGAGCTCTCTATTGGGCTGAGCGTGGAGCTCGTCAAATATGATGCCTGAACAGTTGAACCCGTGCTTAGTATGAGCATCTGCGCTGATTGCTCGATATCTGCTACCGTTCTTGGTTACGATCTCTTTGCGCAGCACAGTGCATCGTGATGCGAGCATCGGGCTAGCCTGCACCATGCTGCTGGCAATATCGAACACGATAGATGCCTGCTCACGGTCAGCGGCAGCGCTGACGATCTCCGCGCCCTTTTCGCCATCTGCCATGAGCAAGTAGAGCGCTATGCCTGCGCACAATGTGCTCTTGCCGTTTTTTCGCGGTATCTCGATGTAGCTGGTGCGGTATTGGCGCAGGCCATCAGGACGGAGAGTGCCGAACAATGGCTCGATGATGTCTCGATACTGCCAGTCGGCCAGCATGAGCGGACGACCTGCGTCCGCTCCTTTGACGTGAGTCAAGCAGGTGCGGAAAAACAGCTCGACGTTGCGCGCGGCTAGCTGCCCAGGAGTTTGAGGATTGGATTGTCGTCGGGCACGCTTGCTGCCGTCACCTGCTGCTCGGCGGGCAGGCGTGTGCTCGATCGTGTCCGCGGCATCAGGTTGAGGCTGATCAGCATCGACTGGATTCGCGACTCGCTGCGCCCGAGCTCTGCGTACGCCGGGTGTAGCGCTGGCCCGTTTTCGCGGTCGATCATTGGACTCGGTAGCTGATCGATCAGGTCGCGCAGGATCTGCGCTCTCGCCAGCATTTTTGCCGCCATCGTCACCGCTGCGAGATCTGATGCCCCGCCCGTTCCCACGTGCGCCATCGCCTCGACTAGCCATTTGTATTGCACCATTTCTAATTTAGACAAACCGAGTGGCTTATCTGGTAGCGGCCCACCTGCTCGTAGCCACGAGGTGCGATCGACTGGCTTGCGGCCACGCTTGGCCATTGTGATATCTCCACTATTACCAAAAATATCCATAGATCCTAGGCAAAAACACGTTCAGGGTCCGCGAACGGTCTTCAGGCCTAAAAAGGGGGTTTTTTGACCCCCCCTTGGCATTTTTTTTGATCGAAAAAAATCAGCCTGAAATTTTCTTCAACAAAATTTGCAGCGCAAATTTCAGGATAATTCCCACGACAAACGGGCTGACGCTCGCAATCGGATGGCCTTCATCCTCGCTGCCAGCGATGACAGATTCAATTGCCGTGATCGCATCGTCGTCGCTGGTCTCCTCTGGCACAGAGCCAGCGACATCAGCGGCAGGCACAAACGTCTGGCCGAAATAAACGACAACCTCGATCAGCGCGTCGAACACCGGCTTGCCCCATGGAGTCTGGCCACGGGCAAAGCTTAACAGAGTCACGAGAGCGGATGTCGGAAACATGTGATCACCTCCTCATAGTCCAAGGTATTGAAACTGGTCTAGGTCTAGTCTGAGCTGCTGGCTTGGGCGCTGGTCTCCTCACTGGCGCGACGTACCGCCGCACCTGAGGAGCAGGCGATGGTCATGTCGGGCACGGTGGTGCGGACAGCATGAGCCAGATCATTGCGATCATTAGTGCACCTCATTGAGTGTAATTATTTTGCACCTGCTGCAATCCCATAGCGCTCAAGCAATCAGCAAATCCCCAGAGCATGCCCGTCGATTGCCCCGGATTATTGGTGGCATGCAGAATGCCGTCAGGATTGCCACATCTCCAGTAGGTAATGCCAGGAGTGTCGTCGAGGCCTAGCGACTCGAGCGCCTGCCTTATCGCCTCAGTCACGACAAACGATGAGCCATAATGGGTTGCAGGCTCTGATCCATTAGCGGATAGTTTGCAGCCATACAGCTCGGGTGTATCTGGATTGCGAGGCGCGCCATCGTCACAAGGGTAGGCAATATCGAGCGCAGCAATTGCGCCCGGCATGGCCTGCGCGAGAGAGATGACATGAACTTGATGCTCCCATGATGTCGGCATCAATAAACTCCCCATTTTGCATTAAGATAAGTAAGAATAAGTGTCCTATCAGAGTCTGAAACTAAAACGTTGTAATAAAGTATTTCATAATAATCTCCATTATAAGCTTCAGTCTGCCCATTATTGGTGCCGACAAAAATTGAGGTAGCTGTATACGTTACAAGAGTAGCCGATGCCGTCCCTGTAGCATATGAGTTGTTGTTTTTAGCTAAACTAATGGATTGGTCATTTCTTTGTAATTGAGCAATATTAGCCACATTTTGTACAAATTTTAAATTTACATTTGTGTTGCTGTAATCAGCATTTTGGCCGTTGAAAGCAATGTATCCATCCGAGAAATACGGATAATGCCACAAAGATCTGCGTCTTCCGTTTAACTCTTCTCCCATCGAAAATAACATGTAATTAGAAGCTGTTGCGTTTAGCTTTTTATTAACAACAAATAAAGTATAATTAGAATTGGCTCCTCCAGTTAATGCCTTTAAATTATCGTTGCTTCCGTCGAATCGCACACTGTTTTTAGAATTTTGCGTAGCTAATTTAAGCAATGGTTTCTTTGTGCCATCAGCTTGGGTTGTATTGTTGCTGTTCCCACTCTTATCTGCCCAATACCCCACCGGGTCACCATCCGCCGCCGCTGCTGTGGTGCCGTTGCTGTTCTGAAACAGTGTGCTTGCATCGCTGGCATCAAGCCATAATTGCAGACCAGCTATGCTTTGAGGTGAAAATACCCCTTTAGGCGTCACGGCATTGGCAGGAGATAATGCTATCGAAATTTGCACCTAGCAACTCCTAGTAGAGATTGACGATCGAGGTTGCGGTGGTCGATGTGCTGCGGACATGACTACATCGGATCGGCAATACTGTGCCAGCGGGCACACCGACAAACGTCACGTTGCCACCGCCCTGCATGGTGACTACAAGATTGCCTGCGCCGCCGACATAGATTGCGCGGCTGACATAGACCAGCGGGGCTGTATCAGATGGTGTAACTGCGGCGGCATCGTTAGCCGGGCTAGTCATCCCCTCGATGAGCAGCATCTGCTGATCGATTGCACCTGCGGTCGTAGTCGTAGTCGTCGTTGGCGCCGCCGTGGTCGTGGTCGTTGACATCTCTTAAATCCTCACCATAGGGCCACAATCTTGGGTGTATTTGCTGTGCCGGTTGCCCACACTCGGGTCACTCTAATAGTGAGCAGTGTATGCGTGCCGTGATCAATCGTAACAGTCTCGCCACCGAGCATAGTGACCTTGACGGTGCCGGTCGCTGCGCACCAGAGCGCGCGCGTCACGTACGTGAGATCCACCGTATCGCTCGGCGTGACCTCAGCAGCGTTGTCATATGGCGAGGTTAGCCCCTCGCCGAGTAGCGCATGCAGGTCTATGGCTGGCATCGGTGATCCTCCTAGTCTCACTCTACTATACAGATTACCGGGTGCGCAATTGTTCTAGCGCAGTTTTTCGACTATGGCACGAGTGGCACAGCGGCTGGAGATTCTCTCGATCGTTACTGCCACCTCGAGCCAGCGGCACAATGTGATCGACCTGCGATGCCGCGCCACCGCAGCTCCTACACATCGGCTCCTCTCGTAGCACCATCAGTCGCCATCTCGCCCAGGTCTTGTCATACCCTCTCGCGGCTGCGCAGGGTCGTGTCTCGGGTGCTCGATTGGGCCTTGGCAGGTGGTGTCGTGCTGGTCGATGATTCGGGATGCGGTCGGCCATTTCGCGTCTCCTACTCCCGCCAGCCCAAAGACCCCATAGGCGATAGCCGTATGGGGTTTTGGGTGGCGGCGCCTACCCTTATAGTACTCGTGCGCGCGCGCTCTTTGTATTTGTATTTATGTATTTGTATTTAGTGTATGTGTAGCGCCGTCACTGCCACTGGCCTACATTCCATTTCGGCCAGCTGGCAGCTGACGGATCGTAAGCGTTACGTTCGCGCGCGCGCGTGAGAGCGGGCACATGGAGGCGCATAACGCCAGAGCTTTACAGAATCGGGGCGCCAAGGCGTTATCTTTGGAAAATCGTGAGATCGGCCACCTAGAAAAGATAATCGCTTCTAGGCCATGTTATTAACGATTAAGAGCCATACCTCGATATTACAATCTGCACGCATGCTGCGCTGATCGGCATCATGTCGTAGCTCACCTCGATGTGCCGAACAATGCCGCAGTTGTCATCAGCAATTACGCACCAACGAACTAGCCAATCGAGCGTTGGCTTGACGATGTTGTCGATGTCTCGATCGCGTCTCCAGCCAGTACCCGAGCGCACCGTGATCGAGATTGACACGGGCGTCTGAATCGCATCGCGTGGTACACGTGTCGTGAGACCGATCAGGTCGCACTCCTCGAGCCAGCGAGAGTACTGCGCCGATTTCACGACACGACCGCGCCTCGCTGGTCGCCAGATTGCATTTGCGCTTGGCGGCACTGGCAGCGTGATCAGGATGGGCGCTTGCATCGTGCTCTCTCCTGGGCGAGTCTCTCGACCTCGCGTGGATCGAGTCGGTGATGACCATCACCGGGTCGCGGAGTGAGACGACCCAGCTCGACAAGAGCACGGACATATCGAGGTGATACCCCTAGGATCTCAGCCGCGCGACGTGTCCCTACGGTCTCCATCGGATGTCCTCATGACGACGGGATCTATTGTCGATGATAACCGCAGGAGGATCAGACATGCGATACCGGATCATTCTGTCAATACCGCTCATATTTTTTGCGTGCGGGTGCGCAGGTACGCAAATCTCTGCGAGCGTAAGTTACACCAGTGCCTCGACTTCGGTAACTATTTACGCAAATCGCTAGAATTCTAGTTGACATCTTCCAAGACCGGAAGTAATCTTCTCGTGTCGGGCACATCGCTCGACACGAGATAAGAGACACGGAGCCAGACATGAGCACGATCAATCAAATTAGCGACCGTCAGATTGTCAAGTGTGTATCTGAAGCGATTTCTGACGCAACCCGTTGGGGCACTAACTGCCACGACATTATCGAGGGTCGTTTGCGCCGTATCGGCGTTAGAACAAACGACATGGCTGAGAGTACTGATGGTTGCGATCTGGTTTGCCTTGCCGATGGTCGCTGGATTGTGTGGACACCATGGGAAGGCGCAAACTCAGTCGTAATCTGCGACTGACACGTACACGGGCAGCGGGGTCGTCCCTATGCAAAATATGTCGTAGCTCAAAGAGAACCACTACGACATATCAGCGGCGGGGAATGTGACGTTGACTTCTTTGTGCGGTCCCGCTGCCCCTGTTTTTTTGGAGAACCGATGGCACGTAAGGCGATAACGACGACAACAGCAGACGCAGCCAAGCAACTTGGCTGCTCGATCCGCTGGGTCAACTATCTGATTACCGCTCGCCAGTTGCGCGCAGATCGTGATGAGCGCGGATTCTGGCAGGTACATGTCTCGAGTGTGATCGAAGAAAAAAAGGCACGGACTGCACTAGGCAAATTACGGAGACGCAAGGATGCGCGGATTGACGTTGACGAGAAAAGAGGGGGAGCACGTAGTGCTCACCGTGCAAAGAGGTGAGGAGGTTGTCGTGCTGGCTGTTGTGACGCTGGCACGCCTCGACTCATCATCGGCACGACTCAGGATTATGGCGAGCCCTGAGATTGGGATCAGGCGATATCAAGGCCCACTCACGGACGAGGCGACACCATCATGACGATTGAGACATTGGCATCAGCGCAGCTATTGCTGCGTCACGGGTACAGCATCATCCCGGTGGCAAGGGCGAAAAAGCCTGCGATTCCATGGGCACCGTACATGCTGAATCGTGCTGATGAGCAGACGATTCAGCAGTGGTACACGTCATCATCAGGTCACGGCATCGGTATCGTCTGCGGCCATGTGAGCAATCAGCTGCTGGTGCTTGATGTCGAGAGCGAGGACGCGTGGTTGCGTCTGCTGGATACGGTGCGACTCGGTGCGGATCAGGAGCTGCTTGACCTAATCGAGACCAGCAGCCTGAGCATCACACCATCGGGCGGGCGTCACCTGCTGATGCACCTCCACTACAACACGCCACCGGGTACTGTCTTGGCTCGGACGGCTGCTGGCAATGTGCTGATCGAGACTCGCGGCCAAGGCCATTACATTGTTGCTGCCGGATCTCCTGAGCATGTTCACCCTACCGGGATCCTATATCGATGGGATCGATACATCGATCCAGAGTCGAGGGCGCTGTGGTCAGGTCCACATGTCCACCAGATCCTGACGATCGCACAGAGCCAGCACTGCCATGTACCGCAGGCTCAGCGCAGCGATCCAGTGACACGAGTACCAGGAGAGACTGGCGCAACGGATGCGCCCGGCCAAGTCTATAACGCTCGAGGCAGTTGGGACACGCTCTTGACTGAGGCTGGCTGGACGCTGGTCTCGACTCGAGGTGAGAGCCAGTACTGGAGACGACCCGGCAAGCGTGACGGCATCTCAGCCACCGTTGGCCATTGCCGAAACGATAAAGCCGAGCCGCTGATGTATGTGTTCTCGAGCTCAGCGTCACACCTCGAGGCAGGTCGAGCCTACAGCCTATTTGCTGCCAGAACTGCCATGCGCCACGGCGGCGATTATGGCGACTGCGCCCGTGCGCTGTATCGGGATGGGTACAAGTCTGAGCAGGTCACCGCTACGCTCAGAGTCTCCTCTCCCGATACGGCCACGTCATCTGTCGAGGGTGTAGTCGTGACAGAGTCTACACCAGATCCAGTGCGCAGGCATCCAGACGGACGTGAGCGACGATACCTGCTCACATCAGAGCTACCTAGAGTGGATCCTGCCATGAACTGGTTGTGGTACGGGAGCATCAGGCGCGGCGCGGCGACGATGATCAGCGCGCACCCCAAGGTCGGCAAGACGACCTTGATCTCGCATCTCCTTCGCTCATTGCAGGATGGTGGCGAGTTCCTTGGGCTTACGACTCAGCCAGCTCGAGTACTGGTGCTGACCGAGGAGGACGGGCCGACGATTGCAGAACGCGCCGACATCATCGGCATTGGCGATCACGTTGCGTGGTATGTGCGACCGTTTACGTCTCGCCCGACGATGGTCGAGTGGCGAGAGTGGGTTGCTGCTACGGTCAGAGATTGCATCGACCACCGAGCTGATCTACTGATTGTCGATACCTTGATGCGCAACATGCCGCTACGTGATGAGAACAACGCCACGGAGATCGACGATGCGCTGCTGCCTTTGTGGAAACTCATGGAGACCGGAGTTGCGATCGTAGTCATCCATCACCTGAAAAAAGGTGGCGGTCCAGAAGGTACTGGCGCTCGCGGGTCGTCGGCCCTGATGGCATGGCCTGAGGTCACGTTTGAGTTGTCACGCACTAATCCAGACGATGTCGATTGTCGTCAGCGCACCCTGCGCAGCAATAGTCGATTTAGACAGACGCCAGTCGAGTTAGTCATCGAACTAGGCGATGAGGGATACACGGTATGCGGATCGCTGCGAGACGCCGAGGCGCGCGGCATCCATACAGCGATCACGCACATGCTGTCAGTCGGCGAGCCGATGTCGCATTACGAGATCGCTACTGCCATGGGGCGAACCCGGCAGACAATTGAGAGCCACCTAGCGAGGATGGTCGATGCAGGTGTTCTGCGTCGGACGGGTACGGGTGCGAGAGGTGATATTCACCGTTACACGATAGCTGGAGTTTGACACATGAAATTGGTTGCGCAAAGTGATGTACGTGAGGATCTGCCCGCTGGCGAATATACAGCGAGGCTTAAGGAGGTGAAGACACTACCTCCTAGCGAGTTACACCCAGACTGGGGCTCATCGCTCGCTTGGGAATATGAGGTGCTTGCAGGTCCAAAGGCAGGGCAGCGCGGCACAGCGTTCACGCCGTGCGTGTTGAAATCGCAGAACGGTCTTGGTGTGCTAATGCGATCGATGCTTGGGCGAGCGTTTGCTGCTGGCGAGGAGTTTGACGCCGACGCCCTGATCGGCAAGACATTCAAGATCTTTGTCGATTTCAATAAATCAGGATCACGCACAAGAGTGATGCGAGCCATCCCGGTCGCAGATCCTGAACTGGTGAGCAATGTAACCTCAGCTCAGGCTCCAGCGTTTACTCCTGGGCCGCGTACTGCGCCAGCGCCGACAAACGAGCTCGGGCATAGTGCTCCTCGACGACCAGCGGGTGCGCCACCGGCTGCTCCAGTCGCCAAGGTGCCGGTCTTCAGCGCAGCAGACTACAAGCGCCAATCGTCTTTTGCGTTTGTGCAGATTGGCAATAACCCAGAGACGCAGGAGATGCAGGTCTCAGCGATCCGTCAGCTAGTGGTCTCGGGCACCTCGCCGAGCGAGATCAACTGCTATATACCAGAGACAGCGTCATGGCTGACGCTCACGGCAGTGGACATGCCGTTCTGACCTTGTGCTTACGAGGACAGAGACTCACGGAGGAGTCTGATGCCGGACGTGGTCCACCTCGATCCGGCACGCACATCGAAATGCCTGGAGGACTGGCAGCGTCTCAGCGCTGAGGCTTCCCAGGTGCGGTGAGTACCCAGTCACTCATCGCTCTCACGCGTGTGATCGTAGCGGGCACGCTACGAGCGGACATTAACTCACTGTCGGAGGTGGGGCGTGAGATGCCGCGCTTTGCGGTTGTTCGATGATAAGGAGCAGCAATGAACATGATAGAATTAGCAGTTAGAATGGGGAACATTTCTAAGCTTCGAGGTCTAACCTTGATGCCGACTAGCAGCACGGCCCATTTTGTCGAGATACCGCCGGATCTCGCAAAGAGTATTATGGCGCACAACAACATCGACAATCGAAACATATCGCTTAAAAATGTGGCGCATTTAGCAGCTCAAATTAGAAATGGCTCATGGTACGAAAATCCTCAGCCAGTGGTATTTTCCGTGTGTGGCCGATTGCTCAATGGTCAGCACAGATTGCAAGCAATCGTTCAAGCTGACATGCCCGCCAAAATGGCAATTGTCCTTGATGCTGATCCAGCAACCTATGAGGTAATGGACACGGGCAACAAACGATCATTGGCTGATGTGTCTGGTATACATCGCGAAACAGCGGCATGTATTAGATTGCTAGTTGAAATTGGCGAATCCAAAAGAACTTCTGTTGCAGAAGCTAAACAGTATGCAGTGTGGATTCAATACGCTGAGCGTGATGGTGGCATTTTGTGTGTTCAAAACAGTCGAGTGCCGTGCCCTGTACC